ACAATTGACTTGTAATCTGTGGAATGTATTCGTCCGGCACTTGCTTAGTCAGAAGCGTATTCAAATGCGTTGTAGTGTCAGGGCACTTAGCTTCGATCTGACCTTTATCACCAACAAGCCCGTCCGGTGACGCGCCGAACATTTCAATGAAAGGGTGGTCAATTAAACCAGTGCTAACTACAAAGTTACCCGTCTCATTTTCATAAGCTGCGATTGCATGAGGCTCGTTATCGATACCCCATTGCATAGCTTGGTTAGTGAAAATTTCCTTCTGAACGCCAGTTAGGCGCTCAGCTAGAATTGTTAAACCCAATGCATTTAAAGCTTTGCCTTTAGCAGGTTTTGCATTTAAATCTTTAACTCGGCTTGCTGTGACTTTGCCACACCGTTCTGAATGCCAATCATCACTACGCTGGAGAATGTTCATATGTTTCTCCTTGGCGTTGTAAAGCTTGGTCAGCGAACTGAGCAATTTCTTTTAAGCTAATTGAGTGAACTTCCCACAAGTGCTTTTTGAGATTTCCCTTTGGTATAGCCACATATGCAGCTTGCAAGCGTTCAGTACCGTATTGAGCTTCTGATTTAAGCGTAGCTAGATGTTGGTCTTCAAAAGCTTGGTAGCCTTCTGGAACTTCACTAGTAACATCCTTAATAGGCTGCCCACTTTCAGCGATGCGTTCCGCTTCATCTTGATCATGAATACCAACAAAACCAAATGCCAAACGTGCACATTGAATAGTTGCTTTGTGACGCAAGAAGCGAGAAGGGTGGCTCTGCCAAGGTCCATCAATTAAATATCCATTCTTAGACTTAATTGGGGCGCGATAACACTCAGCCAAATATTCACGAACAACAGTAGGATGGTCGCGGTCCTTACGGTAGATAATGCATTCCACCCATTCAGGTGCAGCAACTTTCGCACCCTCCATCTGAACCATGTTTTCTGAAAACTTAAATTCCATGCCGTTGAAGTTTGAGTTTCCGTTGATAATACGGGACCAGCCATCCACACCAACAACTGGAATAATCCCTTTGTTTTTATCTGGAAATGCATAGATCTCTTTGGTCCATGGGTTCAGCTTGTATTGACCTGCAACAATCAAAAGGGAAGCCATTTGTGCATCAGTTGCAGGTGTTTCAGTACGGAAAGCGGTTTGAATAAGCGTTTCCTTTAACTCTTGTGGATTAACATTTACCAAGCCAAGAGTTTCTGCAACGTTTGCAATCTGAGTAGTAATAAGTGTTCCGTTTACTGGCGCATTCATAATCTTTTCCTAATTCTTTGGTGGTTCTGGTAGTGGCATCCAGTGAGTTACTTTGCTTGGATTCATGAAGTCGTACTCACCTTCATAAACAACCCACACGCCATCATCTTGAATATGTCCAAACCCTATAGATGGGTGATTATCTGAATTAGAAATAATCACAGTGTTAGAAATTTCCATCCCTGTTTGGGTGCATTCGTGCTTACATTCAGGTAAGCGCTCCTCACAACTAATCCACACCATCACCCACCTCTCAACTCTTCATCTGCCAACTCTTCGGCGTAGTATTTAAGCTGCTCGTTTAAGCTGTTTACTTGAGCTTCTGTGAGCTTGAAACGTAAGCCTATAGGCGACTCTATGCCGTCTTTATCAGTGACTACTGCATGAGTTCTTGTATCTACTGAAAGCACTTTATAACGCTGATCATAAGAACACTCACTGAACTGGTCATTTACTTCACGAGTATCGAAAGATGACTCAGCTTTGATCTGTCAATTAAGAACATTGCAGCCCCAAGTAAGGTCGAAATAAACCGTTTCGCCCTCAACTTGAATGTCACTAGACAAATCCAAGTAAGGAAAGCTAGGGCAGAGCAACTCTGGTTTAGCGAACATATTCATGAGTTGTTACCTCTCAGAGATTCAATTAAATGCTTTTTTAAACCTTCAATTTCCGTCTCAAACTCTTCAGCTGTAAGAGTAGTTCCAAGCATGAATAAAGTTTGATTTGCCACATTTAGAAGGTAATCATTAGCAAATGCTTGATGAGCTACAGCAAGATGACCAGCGGTATGAGCAATTTGAACCCGACTTTCTTCAACTGATTTGTTGATTATTTCTTGAAAGTTATCCATGAGAGGCTCCTTGTCTTGTTCCAACTTCTTGAGAGCTAAATCCCATGCAGCCTTTTCAGTTTTAGCTGAGTTAGCAAAGAAGTATTGACCTTCAAAGATTTGGTAAAACTGGAACATTCCACCGCCAATTGATTTGCAATAAAGGTTAGGGTTTGCTTGTAGGCATAAAGCTTTAGAATTCATCACTCCACCCCCTCAACCTGAACGCGGACATAAAGGTTTTCTTTTGCTTTGAGTTCGTTGACGTGTTGCTCGTCGGCACATGAACGAAGAAGACCAACAAACAAGAAGAAAACAATCCAAAACAATAAGAAGCCTGATGTGCCATCAATGAAAGCTTGCTTGATTGAATATTTATTCTGAATCATTGCTAGTCTCCTCAACTGGATGAACGTAGCTATCACACATATTCAAAAGCATTAATTTGTGTTGATTCCAGAACTCAAGTGCTTCGCTATCCATTCTAGTGATACGTGCATCATCAAATGACTTCCAATCAGCAACTGAATGTTCCTGGCATCCAATACGCATCTTTCCTAAGCCACTTATAATCACATCCCAACACAAGCCGTAGACGAATAGTGGTGCAGCTTTGGCACCGCGAAGGTCGGCACCGCGAAGGTCGGCACCGCGAAGTTTGGCATCGTAAAGGTCGGCACCGCGAAGGTTGGCACCGCGAAGGTCGGCACCGCGAAGGTTGGCACCGCGAAGGTCGGCACCGCGAAGGTCGGCACCGCGAAGGTTGGCACCGCGAAGGTTGGCATCGTAAAGGTCGGCACCGCGAAGGTTGGCATCGGCAGCTATCGCAGCCTCAACTGCATGACGAGCAATCATTCCTGATTCCATTCCTTCAGGAATATCACAGGTAAAAAGGACTTCTTTTGTCCAACGATTTTTAATTTCGAATTTCTGTGTCATACTTATCTCACTCATTGAGTAAAAGTCCCGTGTCGCCAAACAGTCGGGGCTTTTTTATTGGTTGGTGAGAAGATAGTAAGGTAACTTACCAAAATGGTCAAGAGATTTGGTAATTAAAATTACTTTTTATTTTTGTTAACTTACTTTTATGCTTTAATAGACAAAAGAAAACCCACCGTGGTGGTGGGTTTTTTATCAACTTCAACGATTATTCTGAAGAAGAATTAAATCTTTGCTTAAGATCTTGAGTTAATTTTTCAACATCTTGAATATAATTATTTCGGAAGTCGGGATTATCAAAAATATTATTTAATGTGTCAATAAGTGATAATAAACCAGACATTGGTAAGGCTACTGTGGCAGAATGCACAGCAGTATTTTGATTTACTTTATGACCAAGCATTAATTTCACAATATTATTTTCTATTGCAATCTGAAAAACTTGATCTGCGTAAATAGGTTGTAAACTAGGATTAAATTGTGTATTGATTACATCTGTAACTGTTTCATGTCTGTTAGCGCTGCTCATATCCGACCTTTATTTCTTGGTTAACATTAAAATAGGATGAAGTAGTGTTCGGTAATGTATTCACTTCTTGAGCTACAATATTTATAGTTTTGCCATTGTTATATCTTGAGGAATTTACGCTTATATAAAATTCCTTTTCATTACCAGATAAAACATCCTCAACTACTTGTTGACCTGTTTGTAAATCAAAAAGAAAAGTTGTTTTATTCCTATGTGATTTTTCAACCAAATGGGCTTTCTTTCTTTCACGATCAATTTGCCAAGGTTGTTTTGGTCTCTCATAATTTTTATTATGAAAAATTACATCAAAATCATAACCTAATAGCCGAGAAATCTTGGAAATTGTTTTAATAGTGAGATTCTCTTCTCCAGATAAAACTTTTGTAACTCGACTTTTTTTCCAGCCTAGTTGTAATGCAATTTCTGAACGAGTCATATTACTATGACGTAACAGTCCAACTAAATGTGATGCAACTTGCTCCATTTTTACAATGGATATATCTTCATGCTCACATGAGAACAAAAATAATTTATTTGTCATAACAACCTCACCAGGAATGTTTCCATGTCGGCTTGATACTTAAAGATGGCTCTAACACGGTTATCAATGATTGTCTTTTCAGATTTATCAATCTTGTCTTTTCGCTTAGGTGATAATCTAAATAAAACAATGTATGCATTAACAAAGACCAAATATAATCGAAGGCTAGCTTTTCGAATTCTGTATACTGGTACATCTTTGTCATCTAATTTAACTACACATGCTCTATGCAACTCAGAAGAGTCATAGAAATCAAATAGTTCAGTTGGTTGTTCACACATTTCGCAGCGAGATGCTAATTGAGTGAATAATCGCAATACATCACAGTTGTCTCGTTTACTATGTAATGAAAATTCAGCCCTATCTCGGTAAAGAAATACATCACGTTTATCCATTGATGATGAAAGCATATAGACCCTAATACAGTCTGGTATCATGATTGGCTGAAGATCATCAGGAAAGCCAATTTCACTCCAGCGAAAGAAGTATGGGTCTATCATTTCTGCAAAGTTACCTTATAAGTGAACTAATATCAATTGCCATTTAATAAAAAATTTATATATAGATTGTATCGAATCTACTACTTTAATTAGCTTTGGGATGTTCCTGTCTACCCTTCTTACTCATACGATTTTACTTTTTTGTATTATCAATCCGTTGTCCAAGCTTTCCTTCTTTTACCAACTGAACAACTTGTTCATTCGTAAGTACAGGAATAAAGACCTTATCGCCGATATCTTTTGAAAGGATTCTCACTTCCTCAGCAGTTAGAACTAACGCCTCTCCATTTTTCGCAGCATCATTAATACGGGCAATAATTTGATTGATTGGTAATTTTGCGTTATCCAATTCCATTCTCCTTTTTTTAACCTGCACGCCACACCTGGCGGCCCATAACCTTAAAATTCAGTCCATTCTGTTCAGTAATTATTCTATCCCGATACTTTTCGTTGAAGCTATGCAGAACTAAAGAGCCATCAGCTTCTTTAAATATCTGCTTAATCATGCCTTCGCCAGCAAAGTAAACTGCGTAAATACCACCATCTACTATTTCAGTTTGTGATAGATCAATACCAACTAGATCTTGGTCATGGATATAATCCGCCATGCTGTCGCCTTTAGCTTTGATAAGTCTTAAGCACTTAGGGTCCACCATCTTTCTTTGAAAGAAGGAAGGGGGGAACGGATACTTTTCATTAATCACATCAAAGTGGAATTCAATAGATTCCCCAGTACCACACGAAAAATTAGCTTCCACAACGTCAATCCATATATAACCGTTTACCTCATCAAATTCGACAACATCAGGTTCAATAATACTGTCAGCATCGAATGAAGCTTCTTCTTTAGTTGTTAGTCCATGCTTAATAATAAAGTCTTGAATATTAAAATTAGTAAGATTTTTAGGCTCTTTACCCTTCAAAAGGTACTCAGTTGAGCTACCAAGAACTTTAGCTAATGCCATTAAGCTTTCATGCTTCGGCACGTTTTCGTCTTTTTCCCAGTAGATAACAGAAGTTTTAGATACACCAACAAGATCAGCCAATGCTTGTTGAGTAAGTTTTTTCTGTTTACGCAGATTTTTCAAGCGAATACCAAGGGTTTCCATTTTAATTCCACCAGCAGAACGTAAGTTATCTTACCAATTGACTTGGTAAGTTTTATGTAGTTTAATAAGGTAAGTTAAATTACTTTATGGGTAAGTTAGATGACTAAGTCAGAAGCTTTAGCCCTGCTTAACTGCACTGTTACACAGTTAGCAGCGAAGTTAGGGATTTCTCACAATGCAGTCAGCCAGTGGGATGAAACAAAAATCCCATTAGCACGTGAATACCAAATACGTGATCTTGCTAATGGCAAACAACCAATTAAACGAACTAATGCAACCGCTTAGGAACCAAACCATGAGCAAAGTATCAACTGAATTGAGTGCAAGGGCTAGAAATGAAGTTTCCAGAGTTTTGCAAGCCCTTGCATCAAGCAATCAAAGTCAGGTTGCTGAACAGTTGGGGATTGATCCAAGTACATTATCACGGATGAAAAATGATAGAAAATCCAATGGCTTGACTGAGCTTGAGAACTGTTTAGTACTGTTGGACATTCTTGGATTCAAAACTGTACTCAAGAAATATCGAATGATCAGTGAGGAAAAATTAAATGCGCTTTTTGTGATGTCAAAAGCGTGGATGGAAAGCAAGCAAACAATTGACGATCTTTTTCAAGATGACATTGAAGATTTCGGCATGTGTTTTGAACTTGGTTACAAAGAAAAAGCCTGATTTCGTGGATCAGGCTCAATGTTCAATCGAGGTGATCAAATGAACTATCAAATATTAGCAGACATTGAACTAAATCGGAAGATTAGTTTGTTTCAAAAAGCGGTTGAGGCTTATGCAACAGAACGCAGTTTAAAAAACTCGGTCGCTGTAGCTGAGGCTAAAAGTAACTTGGAGCGTCATTACTATGAATCCTACAGCTTTGCGGTTCATAAGGGAGTATGAGCATGGAGTTTATGAAGGTGCGAAATATGCACGCCAGTATGGTGATCTTCAAAGGCTTTACGATGCTTCAAGTGATGAATTCTTCATTGAAGAAATCAACGATGCTTATGAAGAGTTTAAGAGGAGCCTAATATGAGCTTAGATGCAACTCTATGGGCTTGGAAGGCCCCTGTTAACTCTGCCACTCAAAGATTGGTACTTGTGTCTCTAGCTGATAGAGCAGGTGAGGATTTTACTTGCTATCCAAGCGCAGAAAGACTTCATAGAGACACTTTGCTAAACAGAAAAACTATTCTGAAAGTTATTTCAGATTTGATTGAATTGGGTCTTGTTTTGGACACTGGCAAGAAAATTGGTAACGGAGTGCGTGTACTAAAATTAGTTGGTGTTGATTGCCGTGAAAACCAACCAACCAGTACCGAAATTGGTACAGGTACCAAAATTGGTACTGGTACCGAAATTGGGATACCTACCCATCCCAAAAACGGGACCTCTACCCATCCCAATTTTGGGATACAGAATCTCCCAATGAATCTACCAAAGAACCTACCAAGAGAGAAAACCGAAAAATCAAAAGCGAAAAATGAGTATTCCGAGAATTTCGAGAAGTTCTGGTCTGCATATCCAACTTGTAAACGTAAATCAGACAAGTCTGGCACTTATAAAACTTTCACAAAGCATGAAGGAAGTTTTGCGATTGAAACACTTCTTTCAATTCTTGAAAAACAAAAATCTGATGTCTCATGGACAAAGCAGGATGGTGAGTTCATTCCATCACCTAGCGTTTGGCTAAACCAAAAACAATGGGAAAACGAGTATTGGTTTCAAGTCAACAACCCTGTGGTAGCTCCTGATTTCTCTAATGCCCAATTGCAATATGGAGACTGGTAATGAGTACAAACATTCAAAATATGACAATTGAGCAGAGTGTGCTAGTCGCTTTGATGACAGTGAGCCATTCCCTTGAGGTTGTCGCAAATGATCTTACCGAAGAACATTTTTACGCTGGTCGTCACAAGATTATTTACAAGGCAATTGTCGAGCTTGCTAATGCTGATAAGCCATATGACTCAGTGTTTGTTTGCAAGCATCTACAAGAGCGGAACCTTCTCAATGATATTGGTGGAGAAGAGTATTTAATTGAACTTAACAGTGCAGTTGGTAGCGTACACCATCTGGAATACTTTGTTGCTGAGCTGAATAAACTTAAGCAGCATCGTGAAGTTGAAGATATTGGTCTCTCGATTGCGGAGTGCGCTAAAGATTTGACTATCACTGATGTTTACTTGGCTGCTGAGAATTTATTTAGTTCATCTAGTAATTCTATTGAGCAAAAGCAAACAGGTTTTGATTTTAACCAAGCTTTAGAAAAAACACTTGAGCGATTTGAGAAAAAGATTGCTCAGAAGGAGCAAAAGGGCTTCATAGGTGTTCAGTTCAATATTCCTCATCTCGATAATCTTTTGGGAATAATTGAAAAGGGTCATTTTTGCGTAATTGGTGGTCGTCCGGGCAGTGGTAAATCAACTCTTGCTCAGATGTGTGCAATGCAAACTGCTAAGCGCTACAACATGCCAGTATTGTTCATCTCTGCTGAGATGGATACGCCGACCCTAACCAACCGCATGATCTCAGCATTAGGTGCAATCCCGTATAACAATCTTCACAACGGTGAAATCTATGACGGGATGTTTGAGAAGCTTACTGCAACTATTGCTCAATTTAGAAACCTGCCAATTTTTATTGAAGAAAAGCAAAAGCCAACGATTG